CAACCGCCCTGTTAATATATGCTTCATTAACTTGTCTATCTATATTAAATGATAATATATCACCGACATAGGCGATCATATCTAAAATTGCCATGCCTCCAGATGCATCGTTAAAGTCACGAAAATCATTTGGGAAATGTCTCTTTGTGTAGTCTATTAAGTCTGCTTTAATAGAATCAAAATCTTTAGATAAATAGTTAATTTCTCTATTTTTAGTTAGGGGCATCTTAGCTCTCTGGATTATTCAAAGTAAGGTTTATATTATCAACCATAGCTTGTTGATCTGTAATAACATAAGTCATATTTACTCTAATCTTATTATTACCTAAAATCGGCTCTTCCTCTTGGGTTATCATTCTAATATTTGTCACTCTTATATAAGGTAAATATCGCGCAATTGCAGTTTCTATTTCTAACCTTATATTTTCAAATGTTTCCTCTCTTGTTATGGGTTCAAATAGCTGACCTTGTAACACAGGAATATTAGTTCCCATATTCGCGTCATTAATTCTTTCACCCTTAAGAGTTAGTAAAAGAGTTTTTATATTTTCTCGCACAGCAGAAATAGTATCAGTATTACCTTCAAAAAATCCTCGTCTAAATGACCTTAAAGGAAATTTATAATTTATAGAATTAACCCTTGCTGCATATCTTTGTTTTTGAGCAATAATTTGTTGTCTATCTTGATCGGTGGATACGTAACCATCTGGATAAAAAGGGTCTAATGATTGTAAACCACCATGATAATTTTCTTTTGGCATGTATTATCTCATTTAATTTATAAATTGATTATTACTTAAAAATTTAGAAACCCTCTGTGTTAATTGGGCTAATTTAATTTTTTGTTCAGTAAACGATTCTACAGCTTCCTGTAATCCTGTATTTACCATTTCTGTCTGTTGACCTAATGGTGCTGGGTTCTGTGGATCACCACTATCAGTTTCTATAGGCGCAGTAAATCTTGGATTATCAGCTCCACCAATAATTGCTTCAAAATTAATTTTCTGTTTTTTATTCTTTGTATACTTAAACGCTTTTCTTACAAGTTTAGGTGGTTGAGGAACAGATATACTAGTTCCTGGCACATATGTTCTTGGTAATCTTACAGTTGAATATTTAGGCACGTAATATGTTTCTACTCTTTGTGGTGCCCTTCCACCAGTTCTATTCAACCAATCCGCTCGACTTTCTTTTCTGGTACGTTTTTCCACCCCTGTTCTTATTCTTTTAGTGCCACCACCCACATATCTACCTTGTGTTGTTATAGTTCTATTTGGTTGAGGTCGATATCTTGCAGGTACGTTTACTTCTTGTTTAACTTTAATTTCTTTTTCTAAATTTAGTTCTATCTTAGGGAGAGCATGAGTGTGGTTTAAAAACGCATCCAATAAAATTTGAGTAGAATCTGCAAAACCTTCAAGTGTTGTTAAAACTTGTCTCATTAGATTGTTATTTTCCCTTTGTTGAGAAACTAATTTTTCTCCTAATACTTGACGATACAATACTCCGTTTGTTTCTTTTGAAGAGATATTATATATTTCATCAGCTATATTGGCTATTATTGATCTATCTTCCCCATTTAAATCGGTTTGAGAATCTTCTGAATTATTAGACGGACTTTGTAATGAATAATTACCTAACCTTCTTATAGACGAGTCAATAAAATGAATAGTTTTAGTGCTAGTTTCACCTATAGAGGGGTCATAACTAATATTGTTTACAACATCTTGTGGTAACCCATAGTTTGGGTCATTTATCACTACTTTTGACAATACTGTTGTATTTTCTGGAATATCATCACCTTCTATAGATTCATCGTCTGCATCATAAGTTTCTATTTGAGTAGGTTTATCCGATACTTGAGTATTATCACCCGGTGATAAATATGAAAAATTATTAAGAGTATCGTTATTAGGTGACTCTTGACCTTGTAATTTTATTCCTTGCTCTAAAACTCCTTTTTTATTATTTTTATTAAATGAATGTCGAGAATAAGTTTTACTTCTACCTTGTTGAACCACATCGCCAAAAGTTATAGGTATCGACATATTTAATGTTTCATCATCTGGCATAAAGTCTCTGTATCTATTTCTCAATCTTTTTACATCGAAATTAAAGCCATATTTAAAACCATTACTAGTTTCTGAATCTTCTACACCAACAAAGTCTCTAGCATAACTAATATTCAAAGATGATGAATCATTAACTCTACCTACATAATACCCAGCGGCTGCAGGGTTTGGTTCCTCCTTCATTATTAGCACTTCTTCGCCGACTTCGGGTATGCAAATATTATGCATTGGAAAAAATGGAGGATAAAATATTCTGTCTACTTCTCTTTCTGGAAATGCAGTGCTATCATCTAATCCTATTATCTTGGCGTAAACACTAAAGGGAGGTTGTACACTGGAAGAGGTAACTGATTTATAAACTGTAAAATCAACTTCTATTACTATACCTCTATATATTAAAGAAGAATGATCAACCCCGATACCTTGCGAACTATTAAAACTATTTTGGGCATAATCCATACCTCTATTAAATTGTTTTAAAAGATCTTCGCCACCAAGTCTCATTCTTCTACCTCAACGTCTTTAATTTTAACACCATTTTTTTGTAAAACATCTTCTAAAAAAATTAACTCTTTTCTTGTTTCTGTTAATTTTTTTGTAACAGCTTCCATAGCTTGTAACATATTATCGTAAACTATCAATAACTCACAATACCTTTCAGCATTTTCTTTTAACTCTTTTTCATCCATGTCAACCGATAAAATCTTCTTTTATATCTGAATAATTTATCTTTATCTTCTTTAGCGACTTAGTTATCTTACGACTTGGCAAGTCTGTCGCCTCTCTAATGTATACATAAAGTTGTTTCTTATTATAAATATTGAATCGGTGATAGTTTTTCAATATATCATTAACTATTTCTAAAACAGCAAAGTCTTCTTTATTATAATTTTCTTTTGATTCCCAATCGTCAAAATCTTCAATGATACCAGTAATAAAATCTTGATTATGTTGATTGACTTCATTTTCTTCATAAGCGTTAATACTAATATTTTGCACAATGATGTCTTGGTTATCGTCATCAATAAATCTTTTATTCTTATCAGCATTACATCTTTGAATCATCCAATTCTTTGTGATAGTTCCAAAGTATGAAAAAGATTTTTTGTTTTTTGATATATCAAACTTATTGAGTTTTTCATAAAGATGAGTCATTACTTCATGCTCAATTTGTTCTCTATCCCAAAGTATTTTATTAAAATTGTAAGTATAGTAAATGTTTTCTACGAGCTTACGAAAGGCAGGTTCTATTATGGCTACAAAAACTTTATGTTTATCTTCAATATCTTCGTTGGTGTTAAACTCAACGATAGCTTCTTCTTGTTCAGTTCCCCAATATTTCATAATTATCCTTTTATATATAGTAACATTTTATTTTAATAAATAATAAAGATTATATATACGATCCATCACTAACTCGTCTTCTCTTCAATAATTTACCTTCTATAATAGTTTGAAAAGTAGTAGGTGTAACCTTCTCTGTTAGGTTAGTGATGATATATATACCTTCTAAATCTGGCATAACTCCACTTACATTTATCAAATTAAATGGTTGTAAGTTTGTAGTTCCATGAATAGTCAGTGTTACAGATCTCATATAGAAAGATAGTAACTCAGTAGTAAAATTATTATCGCCCTGTAACATAGCTGTAATTTTAGCCCATCTTTCGGGATTTTGTGATATCATACTATCAACTATTGAACTGGGAAGTTCGTCAAATCTGACTTTGTTTACTTTAACTTTGTTGTCATCACCTATTGTTATTATGCCGCTATATGTCTGACCACTATTATCTACTCTTTGAGTTCCGTCTAAAAATTCTTTAAAGTCTTCAGCAACACCCTCATAAGATAGTAGTTTTAATACATTATAATCTCTACCTGTTAATAAGTCAGAAGAATTTTGATAAGTAAGAAATGCAGCAGGGTCCATTTTAGAACTCATGTCAATGTTTTCTATCAATGAATTTCTTTTTTTGTATTCAAATAAGAGGTGGTTCATTCTGTAATTATCATCCCCCATCTCAGTTTGTACTTCTTTTTCAAACTGTTCTTGAAAGAAATCGGTTGTCTGTTGCTTGTAGCTTATAGAAGCTGGAACTATATCTATAACTCCATTGACATTACGAACACCTAATTGAACATTACCAGCTAAACCTATCGCATTTGGGGAGAGGATTTGTTGCATAAATTGTATTAGCGACATATTAGAATTTCTTCTACTTAATAAATTATCAACAACATTTCTTTTGATAGGTATTTCAGCTACATTTTTTATTTTTTGATTAGAAAAGTTAGCCATGGTTGATAATGATTTTTCTATTCCATCAAATAAATCGCCAAAAGTTACATCAGCGCTCATGTTGTTTAGTAAAACATTTTCTCCTCTTACAGCTACACGCCTTTCGTTTTGAAATAGATGTATAAACTCCTCAGCTATAAATTTAGTTAAACCCTCATTTAACTCTGCACCACCATTAAAATCAGCATCTGCAAAAGCAACACTACTAAAAAAACCTCTTTCAAAATCGTCTGGTAATGTATTTAATATATCGTTAACAGATACTCCAAATTTGCTACTATCTTGACCTAATGCAGATCCTCTTGGAATACTAAAATCTTGATACCATCTACTTGTATCACCTCTAAAGCCTCCTAAACCTCTACGATATCCTGCACTATCTGATCCTGCAATCGGTTGCCCAGATTCATTATTTGGTATACCAAAAGGATAAACTTCGTTTCTTGGTGGTCGGCCAGCGTTTTCGTAACGACCGTCTTCTGTATCAAATTCTTCTTTTGCAATGTTTGATACAACTTGTTTTTCATCTAAATTAGGTAAGTGATCGTTTATATTTAGCAGAGGGTAGTTATCAGTATGTGTAGGATACACTACTGATAAACCCGTCTCTGTTGGGCCTAGTCGAGGGCCAGCGCTCGGGCCTTGCATACTAATAGCTTTTATCCAAGTATTTGGAGTTATTGATCCATCTGCCGGTAATTCACCATCGGTATATTTATCCCCTGCTCTAATTACAAAATCTAAATCTTGATCTACCAAATAAGCTGGACCTCTATAATTAATATCGTCTTCTACAAGGTCGGGGAAATTAGCAGCTAATCTACCCGTTTCAATATATGGCCAGAGGCCAATTATCTCTTGATCAGTTCCTTCATCACCACTAAACCCTACGTTATTCCACCCATATCTAACCTCTAATATATTTTTTATTAAATCAGTATCAACAAAACCACTTCTTACAAGATGCTCAATTTTTAATTCTTCTACACCAGAATTACTATTTTCTTGATCTGTTGGGTTAGAATAAAGAAGATTGTCTTCATCTAAATTGTATGGGTGATTCCATATTAATGCATTTGGCTGACCGTTAACCCAACTGTTTGGAGTTCCACGCGCGCCACGAACATTATATGTATTACCCTCCCATTCATAAGTCAACTCTGTTGATAAGGCCGGTATGTTTATAATTGGTTTAGGGTATCCCCAATCACTTAACGAAGCTATTGTAACAAAACGTATATCCTCTCTATTATTACTATC